CCCCAATAGCGCCAGGCAACAACCCCAAGCTAGACAGCGCATAATTCAATGCCGCAGAACCATAGTTACCCGACTCAAAGTCTTTCTTGGCTTGACCTACGCCTTCTATCGATTCTCCCGCACCTAAACCATACCCCACAAACGGTGTAAAGTCAGCAACTCCCATGTTTGCTGGCATCATGCTACTTTCACCGCCTAGTAATGTTTGTGATACTTGTCGAGCCTGTCCGCGATTGATACCGATATTTTCTAATAAGCCTTGCGTGGCATTAGCACCTTGTCTGCGTAGTGATGGGTCATACGCAGTAACCTCGTCTTGCCGAGGCGTCAGTAATCCCTGCACAGCAGTCGGTTGATAAACAGGCTGTTGTGCAGGAAGTAACTGTTGCAAATACTCTTCAAGCGTCATGCTTATTTCTTTTTAGCAGTCTTTGCAGCAGTCTTGAAATCTTTAGCCGACGGTGCATTCTTGCTACCTACCTTGTTCATTTTCTCGCCTGAACCCGCTTTTATGCGGTCTTTCTTTGCTTTAATATTCGCATACAGACCTTTCATATGATCACCTTAATACTTTGTCTTTTTGTCCGCAGGCATTTTACCCATTGGCTTTTTTCCTGCAGCTTTGACCGCAGCTTTTACACGATTACCGTTGTCCGTACATTTTTTCATTTTGTAATCTCCTTGTTATTGACATTATAACAACTATGTGCAGGTTGTTGTGCAAACGTTTCCTGTACAACAAGTTGAGCAAACAATAGTTTTACCACCAGCAAATATAACCTGAGTTGTGCAGTAAGCAAAAGCACTTACTGAAAATGTCATAAGAATGATTGCTAATAATTTTTTCATTTTGGTTTCTCCGTTTGTAAATAAAATACTATTTGTTGTACTTCATCTCTTGTTGGCCTGATGTGCCATACCTGTGATTGTGGTGATAGATAACACCAAGAACCCACGCTTGTGTACGCAAGACTTTCCTGCTCTATATGCTCTTGGGTTATCTGAAATATCATTGTAATCAATCCGCAAGTGGCCTGTACAAGTTACGCACGCACCCCATGTGGTCACGCGCAAATAAATCGAACTGGGCTTGCAGTAGCTTTGCATTTATCGGGAAATTGACACACTCTTGCGTACTGCATTCCCTACATACGATTCGCTTATGAACAATGTCAAAGTAAACTTTTTCTTTCATGATTCACCCTCATACTGAACCTCAAGTATTTTCTCAAGATAATGAATCGCCTTCAGTATGTCCGCACGCCCACCTTTGACCTTGTGCCTTGTAACGTACTTAATGACGTTGCCTTCCAGGTAGCCCAACTGGTTTGCGATGATGTAATCCCAAGGTTCAATAGACAGCTGGTAATGTGTACCACCTACTTGTTTTGTGTTCATTGTCATTTCTTATCCTTTTTTTAACAGTTTACATTTTAGTACTAAAACTCCGCACATCGAAGCGTACCTAACGTACCTACTCTTAAGAGTAGTAGTACGGTACGGTACGTTTTCTCGCCTTTGTCACAACGTACCTAGGTACGCTCAGGTACGGTACGGTACGTTTGGTACGGCTACTTTTTACCATTTTTAAGCATTAACAACTCATTCGAGTAATCGCTCTCCACAAATATGAAGCCATGAGAATGATTCTCAATAACTCCTGCGCTTAACAATTCATAAATCATCTTGCCTTTTGCAGACGGTTTACACTCCTGAGCTGCTCCTGTTTCTTTCATCGCAAGATTAGACGTCAAGTACTCCATAACCCCGCTTCTCGAAACATAAGGCAAATCATTAACCAACTCCGCCCCCGTATGCCACCAAGCGGCTTCAATCTTGTCGGTATGCTTTTTAAGTGGGTTATCTTTCTTAACGGGTGTCTTGTTTGACTGAACCAGTACCGCACTTGTTACCTGATTGCCGTCTTCATCAAACCAATTTGGCAATGCAACCTGCTCTAACTCAGCGAATAAAGAAATAGACAACTCAGCATCTTTCGATTTTCTTTGGTGTATCTCTAGTGGGCTACCATTATTAGCAGGAACAATTGACACTTCAATATCTAATGCACCACGCCATGCACTTGAGCCACGCGCTCGATTCTGCGCTTCTGCTGATACGCCTGTGTGGTGCACCAGTATTACCGAGCAATTAAACTCAGCCATAAGTGCCGAGCAAGCGTCTAACATTGTCTTGGCATCTTGTGCGCTATTCTCGTCACCCGCCAAAAATCGGTGTAGTGTATCAACTATTATGACGCGAGGCTTATTGGGTAATCGCCTAATGTGATCTAAAACCCTCTGAAACCCCGCAGGCGTGTTTAAATCGCACCCGTCTTTAGATAGCCACATATCCAACTGTTTAACGCCATGTTTGTGCTTCCAAGCCGATATACGAGCCTTTAATCCGTGATGCCCCTCACCTGCTAGGTAAACCACCCCGCCTGATCTGACTTTTTGCCCGAACCATTCTGTTGTGTTGGAGGCTATCCTTAAGCACCAATCAAGTACGACAAAGGTTTTCCCGCCACCGCTTGGCCCATGAACCATAATTAACGCATCAGTTTGTACCCAACCCTTAATAAGCCATGAAATAGGGTCAGGTTTGGCGCAAAACTCATCTGCTGCGACTAACCAATCATCTTTAGGTGGCTCAAGAAGCCCAAGCAAATCATGCCCTGCTTGCACATAATCATTCGCATCGCCCGATTCAGGTGGCATCACTACCCTTGCCCCGTACTTGGCACTTGCCTGTTCAGCGTATCGTTGACCTACGCCAGAAGCATCATTGTCGGCAACAATAACAATGTCTTGAGTCACACCATAGCGCTTACGCATAATTTCTGTGACGGGCACTAAGTTCGATGCTGAGTAAGCGATAACAACTGGCTTGCCTGTGGCTTCACGAATAGTGGCTGCGGTGGCGAAACCCTCAGCAATATATAGTGTTTTATCCATCTCGCCTAAAACCCAGAAGCGAGCACCCGTAGCGCCCCCTGTGTGGTACAGTTTCTTGCCATCGGCTGAGATGTATTGCAAGCTAGATATTTCGCCATCATCATCGTACAAAGGCACAACTAATCGCCCATCGCCCGTTACCCTTGCCCCATGTACGCCAATGCCTTTACGCTTTAAATATGGGTGTTCAGGGTGAGCGCCTGTACACTCAGACCAAATCAGTTCTACTGTGTTTGCGGCTTTTTCACGCTGAACTTTAAGCTCTGAATCCCTAAGTGCTTTAGCCTCTGCCATGCGCTTAATAAATGACATCTCCTCGGCTGCGGTGTATTTGCGCCCAATGTCGGCACGAAACGAACCCTCAACCCCTGAGCGCCAGCAACCAAAACGACCCATTGGCAAGTTATCACCATAAATAACGTACCAACCTGACGAATCTTTTGACTTAGACGTTGACTTGAATCGGTGAATCTGTCCGTCAATAATAATTTCGTTAGGAGGCACAAGGTTTGCAGAGATAATCGCATCACGCAATTGGTCTTCAGGTCTAGCAGGTGATATTTCAATTGGTGGCGTAAACGCCCTTCCGCCTAGTATGTGAGTTATGTCAGTCATAAAAATTAACCTTTCACAAAATTACGAATAGACTGCCATTCTAAATATGTAGCGCCCTTATGCTGCACAATAGTTAAATGAGGGTCTGCTTCACAATGCTCACACTCAAAAGCAATTAAAATTCCATCTCTTCTTTCAGAAGGGTTAAGCCTATTATCAATTTTTTCAATGTATTTATTATTTAAATGAACAAAATTACCTTCATTGCTATCTTCCTTATCCCTAAAATAAACAGATGCGCTAGTTTGATGCAAGTTATTTTCGCCACAAGAAGGGCAAAGTAAAACATTTAAACTTAAAGCGCCACAAGTATCCAATTCTATTTTCATTTTATTTCTCCATCTGCCTTTAACTTACCGTTAGTCTTAACTTCTATCTCGTATTGCCTAGCCATAGGTGGGTACTCGCCCCATTGATAAATGACTTGAGGCCATACCCCCAAAACGTCTGCAAGAGCCTTACGATTCTTAAAATAATCTACTGCTTCCTGTGTTTTCATAATTATTTCCGTTTAATTTGTCATGCTGTCTTGACATCATAACTTTAATTTGTTAAATTATCAACACTCACTAAACGGATTGTCCGACCAGTGATACAAAAGGAACTAAAAATGGCTATTAACCTAAAGTTGACAAGTGCCTTATCTGCCAATGGT